CGATGAATGCCATACTGATCAGACTTGTCACGTGCACGCACTTCACCTTCACCGGAGATGGTAAGGTCTGAGTTGGTGACTAGAGAAACCACGAACCCGCCAGCGTCATCAGCATCGCTTGTTACAGTATTGGGAGAAAAGTCCAGGCCCTTCGATGTCATCGGGCCTAAAAGTTTCCAGTCATCTTCCAGTGGTTCAGTATCCGCGCAGCCATCAGCAAGATAAAGCCGTGAAATCTTCCCAACCAGAGTACCATTATCGTTTTGGCAGAGTGCCATAGCAAAATCCTCATGTTTGTTTAGCTAAACGAAGTGATTATATCATGTTGACAAGGATTAGAGGTGATGTAGATTTAAGTTGCTGGTCGCAGAATGCAGGAAGATTAACAGGTGGCATTCGGATTTACTGTTAATTTGAGACGCCAGCACACAACAGGTAAGAGCTTGACTACACCAGATAAATCTTCGGATTTAATGGTAAAACCATGCAGTGCTCTTTCCGTTGTGGTGAATGCGCAGGCTGATGCGCTAAGCGGGGTCGCAATCTGTACGCATTACATGCGTGGCTACAAACAAATCAGATAAGCCTTCATTATCAGCGAAGGCCACCACACAACTAACCTGCTACCTCAGGTGCTGTTAACAACAAAATCGCCTAGTGTCCTTTTGCCCTCTTAATGAGGGCTTTTTTTTGGGTGTAATTTGCCATTATACGTTATAACGTTGCATAATCATTAAGCAGGCATTGGGTTTTTCGGGAAGGTAACTCTAATCGCAATATGAGTCTAACCCGATCGGTTCTGTGTTTGGCTGAGATTGTTCCTAATTGAACCGGTCCCCTATAGGGGGTGGAAATGAAAAACATGGCTGACAAACTAACATCGGCAGCAAGCTATGTAACGTCAGGAGGTCTTGTGACTGGCGGTATGGCAGAGTGGTTTAGATCTGTTGATTGGAATCAGGCCGCCGTAATCAGCGGTATTATTATCGGTGTCGCAACGTTCTTAGTTAACACGTATTACAGCAATCGGAGAGCAAAAACATATGATGCCGCCATGCGGGCATATGAATCTGCTCTTAATCGTGGCGTTATTCAATCACCACCTGAGAGAGATAAATAATGGCTATTAGCCCTGCGTGGAAAAAGGGATTGCTTGGCTCTGTATCTGCTGGGGCTATTGCTGTTGCTGGGATGCTAATCACTGGACCAAATGGTAACGACGGGCTGGAAGGAAGGATTCACAAACCATATAAAGACGTAGTTGGAGTAATTACGGTATGTGATGGGCATACTGGCAAAGATATCAACTGGGGCAAATACTACAGCGATGCCGAGTGTGACGCCCTGCTCAAGAAAGATCTAACCATCGTTGCATCACAAGTTGACCCTCTAATTAAACGCCCGCTGCCAGTCGCAACAACAGGCGCAATTTATTCATTCGTGTACAACGTCGGTGTTGGCAACTTCAAATCATCTACCATGCTGCGCAAGATTAATGCTGGCGATAAGTTTGGCGCCTGCGATGAGCTGAAGAAATGGGTTTATGCTGGTGGTCAGAAATGGAAGGGTCTCATTAATCGCCGAGATATTGAGCGCGAGGTGTGCTTATGGCAATAAAATCAGCCATTGCTCTGTTGATCGCATCATTCCTGCTGGCGTTCTGCGCTTATTACTATCACGGGAAATATGCCGAGTCAGCCAAGGAGCTACAGCTCGCTACCGATACCATCAAAGACATGCAGACCAGGCAGCGCGACGTTGCTATTCTGGATGCCAAATACACCAAGGAATTATCTGATGCAAAAGAAACTATCGATCAGTTGCAGTCTGACGTTGCTAGTGGTGCTAAGCGGCTGCGCGTCAACGCCACCTGCAAGCCAAAGGCCGGAACCAGCAGCGTGGGCGATGATGCCACCGCCGGACTTACTGACTCCGCTCAGCGGGATTATTTCACCCTCAGACAGCGAATCAACACAGTCACCGGCCAAGTAAATTACTTGCAGGAATACATCCGCACTCAGTGCCTGAGGTGATGCAATGGAAGTCATGAATGCTGGCAAGATAAAGAAAAAGCAGCGTGAAAGATATGATGAAAATGCTGTTCGCATTGCTCGCGGAGAAATGGGGTATAAGCCTGCCGCAAAGAGCAAATTCAGTGTATCTCCATCAATAAAATTCGAGGTAATAAAATGAAAATCATTAATGCAGAAAGATGTGAAGATGTTTCAGTTGTAGAAATTAAACATGGTTCAGTATCGGTGGGCATTCAAAGGGTAGGCAGTACTGTAGTTATTCATCAATCTGGTCGCGGCAATGTAAGATTCGCAAAGACCCAAGCTAAGATTGTTCACGCTCTGTTGTGGGGTTAATCCATGGCTAAAATCGGCAGGTTTACGTGTGAAGTGAAGGTGGCATGGTGGCTTAAGCCATACCTGAAGACACTGCAATTCTTCTGCATCATTACCGGCTTTGAGCCTAATGAAGAGAAGCTGAATGATCTGGTTCAATCGGCTATCACCTTGAAGCCTGCTAAGTGGGTTGATAATGGCTAAAAAGTTAAAGAAGTATCTTGAATTAACCATTCCACTTTACGGTGTCACATTCATGTGCTTCCCGACGCGCGCCGCTGAAGCTAAGTTCAACGGCTATGATGGAATGAATGATAACTACTCAGCTCACGTCTGCGTATGCTCTTCGGAAGATGGAATTCACTATGTTGCAATGGCGTTCAGGACTCTTGATGATTACTGCACTGAGACATTGGCGCATGAGTCGGTCCATGCTGCATGGAGGATTCTTGAACTGGTTGGCGTGATAACAACTGTGGACAACCAAGAGCCGCTAGCATACTTAACCGGATGGATTGCAAAGCAGGTGAATAACTTCATGATGTCTCACGTTGAGGCAGCGGCATCCACGTAATTTGCCACTGCACATGCAATGATATAACATACATTTGAAGCGGCTGGGCCGCATAGTTTAATTGCCTTGGGGGCATACTGATGAATCGTTTTATGAAGATGTATATGGAAGCTCAAAATCCTGAGGGTGGTGATAATCCGGCAGCTCCAGCTGCAGAGACTAAGACCTATACCCAGGCAGAATTAGATGCTGCAATTGCTGGGCTGAAGACTAAGAATGATGAGTTGCTGGGTGAGAAGAAATCTGCGGCTCAGCGCGCTAAAGATGAAGAGGCTCAGCGCATTCTGGCACAGCAAGAGGCAGCAAAGAGTTCTGGCAAGCTTGAGGAGTTCGAGAAAACGATTCGTGGTCAGTATGAGCCACAACTGGCAGAGCGTGACAAACGCTTATCAGTAATGCAAGAGCGCATCTTAGGTAGCGAGCGCAAGAGCGTAATCAACTCATTCTTGGGTGATTTCGTTGATCCGAGTGCTGCGGATGTGCTTTCATTGCTGGTCAAAACAGAGTTCGATGGCGACGAAGTGGTGACTAAGTTTGTCGGTGCAGATGGCAAGGTCATTACTACGGAACCAGAACAGTTCCGCAAATATCTGCGTGAACACAAAGCATTTTCGCATCTGATGAAAGCTGATGCGGCAACCGGCGGCGGGGCTGGCGGTAACAAGAATGCAAATGGCGGGGCCACTAGCAATTCTCAACTGACCGGCATCGATAAAACGCGAGCCGATATCAACAAGCGTCTAACTGAAAAATTCAAGTAAGGATATAAATCATGGCTTTATCAGATATGAAGGTATACAACGACGAGATCGTTGGTGCAACAATCGAATTGCTCGGTCAGAAAACTGATCAGTTCAACGCCGCTTCCGGTGGTGCTTTGGTTCTGAGTTCAGCGGCATGGCGAGGTGACTTCTCCAAGGAGTCATTCTTTAACCAGATCGCATCTGCCAAGCGTCGCGTTGACCGCTATGCAGCAATTGCAACTGCTCCGGTAACTAACCTGACCCAGGGTGAAAACGTTGGCGTTAAAGTTGCTGGTGGCTTTGGTCCAGTTCTGTTTGAACCATCACAGATGACTTATCTGATGGAAAACCCAGCAGAGGCCATCATGGCTATCTCTGAAGGTTTCGCTGATGCTCTGTTGGCAGACCAGTTGAATACCGCGGTTGCAGCCGCAGTTGCAGCAGTTGGCGGTCAGGCGTCTCTGGTAAATGATGTTTCAGCATCTGCTGGCCTGACTCTGAATGTGTTGAATAACGCACACGCCAAATTCGGTGATCAGTCTCAGTTGCTGGTTACTGATATCATGACCGGTGCTGCATGGCACAAGTTGATTGATAAGGCGCTGACCAATAGCTCTAACTTGTTCGTGTCTGGCAATGTGATGGTGGTTGATGTTCTCGGCAAGCGTTACGTTGTCTCTGACATCCCTGCGCTGTACGTTGCTGGCACTCCGAACAAGTCAAAAGTTCTGTCTGTTGTGGCTAACGGTATCATCGTCGATAACACCAGCGACATCATCACCAACATGCAGACCAATAACGGCAACACCCGCATCCAGACCACTTGGCAGGCGGATTACACCTTTGGTCTGAAGCTGAAGGGTTACTCATGGGATGTCACCAACGGCGGCAAATCACCAACTGATGCAGAGCTGGCAACTGCGTCAAACTGGGATAAGGCCGTCACTGAAGACAAGCATACCTTGGGTACGCTGGCTATCGCAGACGCTGATCTGTAATGTTATAACCTAACAAGGGGCTTCGGCCCCTTTATTAGAGGTAGTTATGGAAATCAAATACGTCACAATGCCGATTACCATCGAGCAAAAGAAAGAATACAACCGCCAAGGCTTCCGCGTTATCGATGCTCAGTTTGCTCCTGAGGGCGCTAAGACTGAAAAAGCAAAAGCGCCAAAGAAAGAAAAGCAGGACAAGGCTGAAGTAGAAGAAACTCCAGAGGCTGAATAATATGCTAATCGTAGAGGATGGCTCTATCGTTGCTGGCGCTGACTCCTACGTTAGCCTTATTGGTGCTCGCGCTTTGGCTACTAAGCTTGGCTGGGAACTTCCTGCTGATGACACTGCTGCCGAGATTGCATTGCGCAATGGAGCTATCTACATCGGCTTGCAAGAACCTCAAATGTGCGGCTCAAGGGTTTCCCCGTCTCAGTCATTAGCTTACCCGCGCCAGGGCGTTTCATTGTTTGGGTATCCGGTCGCCATCACGTCAATTCCAGTGCAGATTATTCAGGCGCAAATTGCGGCAGCGGTAGAGTACGGAACCGGCTCAGATGTTCGTGGAAATGATGATGGGCGCATGACATCAATGGAGCGAGTTGAGGGTGCGGTCACCGTTCAGTATTTCAACAACGGCAATAGCGGCTCAACAATCGTTATCACAAAGGCAATGGATGCGCTTCGTCCTTTGCTTTGCGGTAACAATAACGGATTTGAATTCAACGTATACAGGGGCTAATCATGGCGAAGACTAAAAGCGAGATGTTTGCGCTGATTGGTGCCAATCTACCCGATAATACAACTGGTGCTATCACTCCGTCATTGCTGCGTGAAGTTAATACGCAGATTGCCGACTCAATGCTTTATGCTGCAGCAGGCATGAAAGAGGTTGAGGTGCTGCGTGCGCCATCAGTGATTAACCAATTGCCAGCGGCTTTAGGCACTGCGCTTCAGTTGGTATTTGGCGCCGCCCAGAAAGCATCGACTGACCCCGTTATGATAAATGCTGCCGGACTGGTTACATTTAACGTCGCTGGGAACTATGCAGTTCGCATTAAGCTACAATGCGGGCGAGCTGGTGCAACTGGCGTGGTGACCGTGGCATCAAGAATTCTTCTCTCTGGCGCGCAATACGGTTCGTCAGCCGCTGTGAGGCTGGATAACGCAAATACAATTATGCCTGTTGAGTCGCGTGTGGTTATCAATGCAACGGCGGGTCAGACTCTTGCTATCCAAATTGTTAGAGACAGTGTTGACTCAAGTATTAACGCGGGCGGGGTTTACTCTATCGCTCCTGCAACTGCTGGATGGGCAGCATCTCCATCAGCTCTGATTGTCATCTCTCGCTTGGAGGCTGTGTAATGTCCAGCGCATTCAGCAAGAAGATGCAGGGCGTGGCGACTAAGCTATTAACCAAGTACGGAAGCTCTGTATCACTGATTAAGGCTGGAGCAAGAACTTGGGACCCAGATGAAGGTGAGTACGTTCAGCAGCCTGATACCATCTATCCATTAACTGCCGTTCCAGTTCCAGTTAATGCAAGCCTTGTAGATGGCACAACAATACAGGCTGGTGATATGCAAGTAATTTGCGATCTGAAGATTGAGCCATTAAGCGAGGATAAGGTTGAGTTCCAAGGGCGTCGATGGTCAATCGTGGCCATCAAGCAATCGGTTGTTAGTGACGATCGCATAGTGTATTTCATTCAGGTGAGAAAGTGAGTTTCACTCTGGACATTAGGTCCTTCTGCGAGAAGGCAAAGAAGAATCCAGAGAAAGTTATGCGCGCCGTGTCGCTTAAGCTTTTCTCTGCAATTATTCTTGGCAGTCCAGTAGACACCGGTAGATTCAGAATGAACTGGCAGGCATCAGGACCAAGCCCAGCGGGCGGGCAAGTTGGCGGCGTTGATTTGACCGGCTCAAAGGCAATAAACTCAGCAACCACATTTGTAACAACTAATAGTTATTGGCAAGAGTTCACGCTATCAAATAACCTTCCGTATGCGAATGTAATAGAATACGGCGGATATCCTGGCGATGGACCGAATACAACTGGCGGATTCTCAAGGCAAGCGCCTCAGGGTATTGTTGGTATTAATGTGAAGAGATTCCAATCTCTATTAGACCAAGAAGCAGCCAAGGTGAAATAAATGGCGACATTCTTCGAAGACCTTACAAAAGCTTTTGATATCGCACTTGTAGCTTTCGGGACAGCTAACAGCATCCAAGTTGCCCTTGAGAACATTGACGCACCAACAAGTACTGACGCGCCATATCTTGCAGGGTTTATGCTTCTCGCTCCAACTGAGCAGGCTGACTTGGGTTTCAGTGAGCGTAGGGAAGGCATTTACCAAGTGGATATTAACGTCGGCTCGCACCTAGGTAGCGCGACATTAAACAAGATGGCTGATAAAATAAACCTTGCATTCAAGCCATCAAACACATTTGCTAGAAATGATATCTGCGCCGAAGTGCTATCTGTTGGTCTGGGGCCACTGATTGTGCAAAATGGTTGGGCAAAGCGCCCTTTATCTATCAATTTCATTGCCTTCACTCAGAGGTTATAAAATGGCTCTACAACCGTATAAAGGCGCGACGACGGCGCAGTTTTACATCGAAGAGGTGACGCCTGGCGTAACCCCTACTTCACCGGCATGGAAACCTCTGCGTAACACTGGTGGTATTCCTGCTGTAACTCGCGACGCACTGGTTTCCAATGAGCTTGACGGTAGCCGTGAAACGTCATCCATCCGTACAGGTAACCGCCAAGTGGCTGGTGAGTATGCCATTGAGCTAAGCTCTCAGTCGCAAGATGACCTGCTGGCTGGCGCGATGACAAGCTCATGGGTGGCTGGTTCTACAGTTGCAAGCTTGTCAATTACTGTAAGTGCATCAGCAAAAACCTTCGCCCGCGCAACTGGTGACTTTACAACCGCTGTTGAAGTCGGTGATTTGGTGGCGTTCCCTGGTCTTACTGGTGACAACGCCAAGCCTTTCATTGCTACTGCTGTATCCGCATTGGTTGTGACTGGCGCAGGAATCAATGGCGCGCTGACTAACCAAGCGGCTGGTGCGACAAGCCTCATCGTTGCTGACCAGCTAGTGACAGGAAACCTCTGTAAGACATTCTCTATCCTCACTTGGTTTAAGGGTCGTTGCGGCGCAGCTGATAGCTTCCTGATTACCCGTGGCGTTGAATTCTCAGGCTTCTCCATTGAGCAAGCAGTTAACGCAATGGTTACCGGATCATTCCCGTTTATTGGCCTATCGCAAGAGGTGCTCTCTGCGGTTCCTGCTGGCTCAACGTTTAACGTTAGCTTTACAGATGAGCCGTTTGCAAGTGTTGACGTGTCTGCATTCAACGGTACTGCACCACTGAAGCTCATCAATACTTTCACCATTACCAACGATAACGGGGCTTCCGCTCAGTTCGAGCTTGGTAATGCAGAGGTGGCGTTTGTTGAGCGCGGTCGTGCGGCTAACACATTCTCACTGGCTGGCATGTTGTACGACATGACGCTGCTCAACTTATTCCTGACTGAGACGCAGATCGAATTGACTTCTATTCTGTCTGGCGTTGATGGTGCAATGTCATTCACCCTGAAGCGCGCCGAGTTAACTGCGGCAACGCCTGAGATTGGTGGCCCTGAGTCAATCACCTTAAGCCTGGAAGGTCAGGCCACTGGTAACTCTCAGCTTTCATCAATCATCATCCAGCGCATTAACTACGTGCCATAAAAAAAGGGCCGAAAGGCCCTTACTTATTCCTGACCACGCCCATGCTGCATCTGTAATTTCGAGGCGTAATTCTCAGATATAACGCCAGAGTTCATCATGTCTTTAATCCTTTTATTTCTCTCCTCGGTTAATAGCACGATGTCACTTTTAACATCTACTTCCTCTGGCTTTATCGCTACAACCAACTTTCGCAACAGATCAATCTGCTCATTCGCCTTGGTGGCCTTGCGCACCACATAGAACAGGATGGGAGTGGTCAGGAATAAGTAAGGGCCTTTCGGCCCTTTTTTTTATGGCACGTAGTTAATGCGCTGGATGATGATTGATGAAAGCTGAGAGTTACCAGTGGCCTGACCTTCC